ATCTACGCCAGCTGGGAGCATATCTTCATGCTCTCTAAATATGCTGGCTTTAGCTAGCACTTCTCCACGCTCTGCGTCTAGCTTAATAACTTCGGTAGTGATTCTGCCGCCTAAGTGCAATTTTTGGAAGCGCGTAACTCGCTGGGCCACTGTCTCGTAATCGTCTAGGTTAAACATAGAGCTCGTCCTTTTCTGTAGCTAATTCACAAGCCAGCGCCAGGTAAGCGATAGCGTCTAAATATGAGTCAATGTGAGACTTTGTTTCTTGGATTCTTGCGAGCTTGACTTCGACCATCGCCAGACACGCGTCGTAATCCGTAACTTCAATCTCGAAGAATTGGGTAAGTCTGGAAGCAATTCGACCCTGGTTAATTTTAGGGTGACCGTAATACTGTCCCCGCTGTCCAATAACGTCCGTCGCAGTAAGTAGAAGTTCATTAGCCTTCATCGCCCCACCTGCTCGTACATGCGCAGTTCGCGATTGCGGGCAATTCGCCCAGAGATTTTTCCGTGTTCATGGCCTTTTGCATAACCAAGTAAAAAGCCAAATAAGCCGCTAACTGCAGCCATTAAAGTAAGTGCTAAGTCGGTATTCATCTTTTCTCCCTTCAGCTGTATTTCAGCTGTTAAGAGAAGATTACATGAGCCGGAACCGGCAGCCGCCTTTTTTTGATAACGAAATGATAACGATTTGGCTAGGGTCTTCTTCTTCCATGTGAGGAATAGCGATACTAGCGGGCGCGTCCATAACGTTTCCCATTAACCATAAAGGTTCCGTCTTTTTCTATGTAAATCATATCAATTTGGACACCCTTAGAATCTTCGTACATGACCTGAATAGATTGCTGCCAGTTTGCAGTCCCGCGGGTGTAATGGGCGCGTTTTAGGTCCATTAAGTGTCCGGCATCCACGCCCCTATGAACACGCCTTAAAACGCCCCCTGAAGCCTCGGAAAAGGCGCTCTGGCCCGCTCTATGGGTATGGCCACAAATGACATTAAGGCCCATCTTGCGGGCGTGTGTTAGGGCAGTCATGCCAGCGTGGGGACTTATGCTTCCTTCGTCTCCGTGGATGGCTATCCAGCCTTTAGCTATTGAGTAAGGCTTTTTGTGGTACTGAATGCCCAGCTCTTCAAATCTCATAAACTTTTCGTAGCGCAACTCCGGCAAGGCCAGGAATGCGGGTATCTTGCGCATAATCACATTATAAAGTCGGTCCGTGTGATTACTACGGGTTACATGGGCTTCCTTGGCGTATTCGGTCAGAGACCATAAAACCTCGATAGCTTCTTCCCGGTCTTGGTCTAGTGTCTGCTCGAACCAACCCATTTTATTTTCTTCCCATTTACTGATTTGAGGAAGGTCTATTTCATCGCCCAGAATTACTACTGAATCTGGTTTGAAAGATTTAATGAATGCAGCTACGTTACGCACCGCTACCGCATCATGGTACGGAACTTGAAGGTCTGGAACTACTACAGTCCTTTTAATCGTCGTCCTCATATTCGTCGGGGTCAATTGAACCTATTTTTTCAATAGGCTTAGCTGGAAGAATCCAGTCTGGGAAGCTCTCTTTATCGGTAATCATAAAAAGAGCAATACCTTCGCTAAAACCGCTGCGTCTAAGGCTTTTGTAATATTCGTTTAGAGCTATGCAATAAGCATCCAGAGCGTTATAAGTGTCTAGGTCGATAACCTTCTTCTTAGCTGCCATGGCAAAATTATCGGTCTAGAAGTATGTTATAAATCTCATCGACACGCGTATTAAGACGCTTAATTTCAGATAGCAAATGGGTAATGACGTAACCTGCTAGGCCACCCAAAATACCCAAGCTAGCGAAGTAAAGAGTAAAGAAATCGCTCTGGCTCATTTTTTAGGGCTCGCGTATCCGAATACGCCCGCGACAATAGCGCCCAAAATTGAGCGATAGTCTAAAGCGAAATTAGAGGTAGTTCCCCAGACTGCCAAGAAAGCGCCTAGAGAGATTATTGCAGGGTGTTTCATATTCATTCGTCGCCGCCTAACATGGGTATATTGAAAAACGAGCCGTCCGCCTCGCCTTTTTGAGTAAAGCTAATGTGCATATGGCTAGAATGAGGATTGGCTCCGCGATACGGAACCCAGCGCCATAATGTTTTTGCGCTTGTAATTTTTTTATCAAAAATGACGTACTTAATTCTTTTGTCTTTTCTTGCTGCAACACGAACCTGATTCGCAAGGTATGGCATAACGTCCGGCTTACCGGATTTACCGTTAAGGTCTCGGTCCACGTCCAAGGCAAATACCCAGCCTTTAGCAGTAGGGATGTGGTCAGACTTGCCGCCAGCAAGGTGTCGAGCGTCGGCCACCCAGCCATCGCTACGTCTATCTCTTTCGGGGAAGCAGTCGTCCACTTGCTCACGAAACTGAACTCCTGCCTTGCATAGTTTTGGAGTCATGCCAATAAAGCAGCTACTTCTTCAGCTGTAAGACCGAGTTTTTCTAAGACCGCTTGTTTGGTGTCGATTAATGCAGCTTCTTTTGCTGTTTCTGTCTTTTCAATTTCAATAATTGCAGCATCAATTTCTTTTTTGGTTGGAGCTTCGCCTTCTAACACGTCCCAAGTAATAGTGGAATAATCTCCACCAACGATTGAAAATTCAGCAGTTGGGCGAAGGGATTTGATTGCCATAACTAATTTATCTGTATTTGTTAACATTATGCACCGATCTCCATAAGAATGATTACTGAAGTTTGGTTGTTATCTTGAGCAGTAATTGAGCCAGAATTTGTTGTGGCGTAAGCAGCAGCCTGTGTTTTGTAGGTTGTGGCTGATGTTGTAGATGGTGAATCCAAATACAAGCCATTCATTTGAATTCTGAAAGCGTTGTTATTATCGGCTGGTTTTCCAGTTCTATATGAAAAGGCAAGATTTCCATTCCCGCCATTCCAAATGGTTGTAGAACCTCGTACAATGTTGTAACCAAAGCCAGAAAATTCATCTAATCGGGAAACGTAAATATCTTGAGCGGTAATTACCAAAATTTTGCTGCTTGTAGAACTTGGAGTAATACTTGCGCTTAAACCTGTGTCGGTCATTGAAGTTGATGCAATCGCAACATCTGTCGAGTATGTTGCTTGCACTACCTGAAGAACTTTACCTCCACCCCCAGCAGTCGCCCATTTAAGACCTGTTGCTGTTGTTGAATCGGCTGTGAGAACTTGTCCATTGGTTCCGACTGCCAACCGCGCAACTGTGTCCGCTGCTGTGGCGGCAATGATGTCACCTTTAGCATCGACAATAGTTGGAGCAATTACAGCTGTGGAATCGAGAGATACTGTCACGCTACCGCTTGTGCCGCCTCCAGTTAATCCTGTTCCTGCAACTACAGCAGTAATATCACCTTGGTCGTTATTGATCCATGTGTAATCGAGGTCGGTATTTGATGCCTTAGAGAGAATCTGTCCGGTGGTTCCACCCTTGAGATCTACAAATGAGGTATCGATAGAAGACCCGAGGGTACGAATGGCCGCAGCGCCGTCTTTGACGAGGTCGGTATCGTCTGGGGTCTCCCAGTTAAAGTTGGTAGTCGTTGCCATTGTTTCTCCTTATCAGGCTACTATTGTAGCGTCATTCCAGTCCAAAGTGCTGCTAAGCGTGTTCCAAGTCTCTGCTGCGCTTACTTCTTCCCACTTCAATGCTCGAAGTGAAAACGCAGTAGGTGAGACGTTAAGGGTCAGGTCTAAGCGGTTATAACCAGCCCTGAAAGTCCAGCCTTCAACGAATCCCTGAAAACGTCCGTTAACCATATTGGCTGGCAAATCTGTAATGTCCACCGGCATGCCCATAAACACATTCAGCAAAGCATCTCGATCTGCATTGTCGATTTCTGGGTTGCCTAAGGTAAAGGTTATGGAATCAAAGACATCCTGCGGGAAGGCTCGAACCCCAAGGTAGAAATCTGCTTGGGCTATTGCATCTGCTGAATTCTCCAAGGTTGTATCGATGATTTCTGCTTGAATTCCATAAAGACCTATAGATTGAATATTTTCAGCTGTTGTCGAAGCATTGTTTTTATAAGTAATTGTCACACTATTACGTAGGTCGCCAATGCGCCGGATTGTGCGGATGCCACGAGATAGGGCATCGTTACCCGATAACTGGACGTAGCCATTTGCGGCGAGATACTGGCTTCGATGGGTTGAGTCCGCATAGCCAATTCGGCCTTCAGCATCTTCATAAAGATAGCCAAAGCCAGAAGTAGCCAAAGCAGACACCAATGAATAAACGTCAGTTTTTGATGAGGATCTAGCGGTAAGTTCGTAATTGCCGGGTTGGTCAATGTCCCCAAGGCCTACGTTTTCTGCATTAGCCCAGGTGGTAGTTGGATTGTAAGTATTCCAAGCCGTAGCAGCTGGGACTTCATTCCATGAATTAAGCAAAGCATCACTTAAAATGCTGTAAATCTGATCGCCGTCAAAGTCTTTACTTAACACGCCAGTAGTAATGGTTTTGGGCAATTTTGACAAAGTCCCAAGAGCAGTAAATCTAACTATTTCATTAATGCCACCAGTGCCAGTAGATACTACTTCAGTAGATAAATCAGTGACAAAGCCGCCAAATAGATTGACATAAGTACCAGCAGAATTTTTGATTTGGATATTGACTGAAGCATTGACATCGATGGTAATTGGACTTTCATCAAGATTTATAATTTCTACAGAGCAATAGCCAGCCCTAGGCTGTTGATAAATGTCAGTACGGCCAGAGACGATGCTTAAAGTCGATAGCGTTAGATTGGTGTAATCCTGCCCCCCGTCAACTGTTAACTTCCAGTCAGGTGTCCACTGGGTCATAGAATCAGAGCCTCTGCGCCAAGAGCGCCACGTCCGTAGGATCTATTAAGAACATCGACTACTGTGCGGGCTACACCTTCTGGGTCTCCAGCAACGCCGATATTAATCGTTGGGGCAATAGTTGTAGTCAAAGGTACCGCTTGTCCTGTAAGTGGGTTATAGCCCATTGTAGGGGTTGCATAAGGCACGTTAGCAGTGCTTATCACTCCACTGGTTGCTCTAGCAGCTGATGAAGATGCTGCACTTGCCCCAGAGGTTGATGGTGTTGGAATGTTTGGAATTGTGATTGCTGGAGTAGATGTGCTGCCGCTTGAAATCTTTGGTGCTGTTGGTGTAGGCACACTTGGAGTTGAAATGGTTGGAATGTTAGGCAGAAGCGGAATCTTGTTATATGCCTGAATAAGCATATTAACGCCCTTGATCGCTGCTTCGACTACGTCAGCAATGAATCCAGCCACGTTAGCGATGACGCGCACTACGCCTCCGGCAATATCGCCAA